CCGCCTTGCCTTGAACCGCCCTGCCTGGCCAAACCACGCCCCGCCTGGACCGCCTTGCCTTACCGTGTCGTTCAGGTGAATAACGGCAAAATGTCCACCTGTATTGCTTGCCAATAACATCTCCTTATGCTGCCATTCTGCGGGCGCGTTCTTCGTCCAAGAAGCCCATTAACTCTGCTGTCATTTCATCCGCATACTCTGGATAATCCAACGCATACTTTTGTTCTTCCATTCCAAACTTGGTAATGCGTTTCCAATCGTCCTTGTAATCTTTCCAATTGGGCAACTCTTCGCCGGTTACTGTAAAGCAACCATATGCTCCGCGTCCCTTCTCTTGTCGAAAGTCTCCAAGCCCAATGATAGAACCCGCATTCTGTAGAAGAGTGAAAACATCTGAGGCTGAAAGCGTAGGCATGACAAACTTGATGTCAATCTCTGCGCACCATTCCGGCAAGTAAGCCCTCGTTCGCATGTCTGGCGTCTTGTTTATGTTTGCCATTCGTACCGTGTCGATCTTCAGATATGGCTTGCCATAGATTTCTGTCTGCAATTGTGGCAGAAACAAAAGGCGCTGTGCGTTTGTTCTTGCAACTCCCTTTGTTTCAATGGCCGCTGTAGACATTGCTTGTTTGATTGCCGCCGGGGGAAAATACAGGTGCGTGTTCCCATGGCTTTTTTTATACACGGAATCCCGAAACTCTTCTTCTGGATTGTGTTTTATCTCGCGCTTTTCCGCTGTGGTTTTTGGCGTACCGCCTATGAGCAAATCGCGCTTGGCTTTAATGCTCATTGAATTGTAGTAAAATGGGGTTGCTCCGATAAGTCGCAACTTTATTTCACCATGTTTTAGCGCGGTAACTAACGCGCCTTCCGTGGACTTTTTAACTGGCATTTTTTCCTTCCTTTCTGTCAGTTTCAATTTCTCCGCTTCCCTTACAGATCAAACAATCATCCCACTTTGTATCGATATACCCGATATCCCGTGTGAAGCTTTGGGGCCGGGGGATTTCGTATTCAACCTGGCCGTCCCCGTCACAGTATGGGCAGATCATTGCAAGATCCCCGCAATCACCATGCAACCGTAAAAGATTGCAAATAAACAAACCGCACCCACTACATCACCGATAAAGTCTTTCATTGCTGCGCCCCCCTTATGCGTACCAGCTACGATACATTGATGAACCATCCCAAGGATAGGCATATTCGCAGCTTGAAATTCTGATTGAATTTGTATGATTGGCTTTGGCACGCCACCGAGCAACACCCTTGCGATCAGGATTGGCCGTGACTGTATCTGCCATGCCGTGACTGTATTCGCTGTGCTCGACTGTATCAGAACCGATTGAGCAATATTCAATCATGGTCTTTCCAATTAAATCTGTAACTTGATAAAAGCTAACGTTTGTTTGATCGTAGCCCCAAGAGCTAACAAGGATATCACCAACCTTCAATGTATGCGGCTGCTTGCGCTGCTCGCGCTCTTTAGACTTGCGTTCTTCGGATGCTTTAACGCTTTCGATCTGGTCCTTGATGCGCTGCTCCATGCGTTCTTTGCTTTGAAAACGAAAGTGCCAAGTTGGTTTTTTAGCGCGACCAACAAAGCATTGCGCATATGATACGCCGTCTTTTTCATAGACATAGAACACAACAGGCAGATCTTTAGGCTGCACTTTGGTTGCGCCTGGCTTGATGTAAAAGTCGCGGTTGATGTTTGACATTCTCATTTGCTTTATCCTTCCTGTAAAAAACAAATCACAACTTGCAATATAAAGATATCTCTAATAGTGTCAAGCGATATCGGAAAGAAAAAGGAAAAAAAATGTCAAAAAAACGCTTAGTTGCTGAAAACATTGTAGTTTTTCACACTCGAATGCCCGCAGAAACAAAGGAAAAGTTGGATCTTTATGCAGATAAGATGGGCGAAAGTGCGGCCAGGGTCTTATCAAATCTGGTCGATCAACATTTGCCAAGCACAAAACCGGCGGTCACTTTTACAGAAAATGATGAGCAAGTTGACCTTGAAACATGGCTAAGAAACCATGAGTAAAAGCATACACAAGGTAAGTTTCTGGTTGGCTGACACACCGATCGGCAAGGGTCGCCCACGGTTTACCAGAACCGGGCGCGTATTCACGCCAAAGAAAACGAAAGACTTTGAGCTAAAGATCGCGGCCAAGGCATCGGATGAAATGGTGTCTCTGGGGATTGATCCGTTCACGGTTCCGTGCAAGGTTTACATCTTGGCACAGTTCCCGATTCCTAAATCATGGCCTAAGAAGCGCGTAGAGGCCGCCACACGAGGGGAAGTGGTTCCCGGCAAGCCGGACATCGATAATGTGGCAAAGCTCGTCCTGGACGCTCTCAACGGCGTTTGCTTTGAAGATGATAAGCTGGTTCAGACGTTAAAGATCACCAAGAAGTACGGCCAGCCGTTGTTGTTGGTGCAAGTGGAGGCAGAAACATGAGAACAACAAAACAAGACAAGCTGTGCATTGCAGCGGCCATTGTGTTGACCGTGGTTGCAATCATCGCAATCAGTATGGGGCTGATATGAAACCGGTAACGATCAGGGCAAAGGATCTGAGAAAGTTTGCCATACTTCCAATCAAGGCAATCACAGATCCCCAGATAACGCGCACAAGCGCTCTTTCTGTGCTGGCGGCTCTCTGTTCTTATTGCGACGAAACGGGCTGTACATTCGTCTCACAGGCAAGACTTGCAAGCGATCTCGGTATCTCTCGGCAAGCAGTCAACAAGCAGCTTAGAAAACTGAGAGACTTAGAATACATTGTAAGAGCCAAGCGGCGTTATAAAGGACAAACAACCACCACATACAAGGTCATTTATGACGATGTAAAAACAGAAGAGGAAGCACTTGCAAATCTATCACCGGCAGAGCGTATCGGCCTAGAAGAACGCAGAGAAAAGTTGCGTCAACAGATGGAAAAGAAGCCAGCAGAAGTCATCAATTTGCCTGTGGATAACTCTGTGGATAAGTCCAACGTGTCAACCTCAGAAGTTTCACAGGGTGCAACCTCAGAAGTTTCACCCCCTGAAACCCCAGAAGTTTCACTAAACAGACCATTTAACAGTATATATAACAGTATAAGTGATGTCAGTAGACAATGTTGTTCTTTGTTTTTAAGAATTGCTGAAAGTTATGGAACACCTAGACAGGTCAACGACAGAGATTATCAGGTCATGGAATCTTGGGTCAAGGATGGGCTGACAGTGGAGATTTGGGGCGATATCCTCAAAGGCCATGCGAAATGGTGCCATGATAACCGCCGGGATTACCCGCGAGGGCTGGCTTGGTTCACAGTTCCGGTGCAAAAGAAGCTGGGAAGCGCACCAAAACGCGGTAAGAATACAATCGGAGCGGTAGTAAAAAAGCTAAGACCTTGATAATAAACGATAAGTCATTTAACATAATACGTATTATGCGCTGTAATCGATTTAGGTGCGGTAATTTCAGGCACGGCCAGCGCATCGCAAGCATTTTCGCAGCACGGCCAGCGCACGTTTGCGCACGACCGACCCCCTTGCCCCCCACCCCCGCCGCTATAGCTGCATACCCTCACAAAAATATTTTCTGGTTTTTTTCTGGATTGTGTGCCATACCTATTTTTATCAATTAGGAAGGATTGAGTTATGAAGAAGATGTATCGAGTTGTTCAGGGACAGAAGCGGCGGAATGATCCTGAGAAGAAGGATTGGGTCAGGTTGGGTATTGCGTTTAGTGACAGTGGTGGAACGAGGGTAAAGTTGAATGCTTTGCCATTGCCTGATGAGAATGGTGAGATTTGGTTAAACTTGTTTGAGGATGAGCCTAAATCTGGTGGTCAACAGATGCAAAGGTCTTCTCAGACAGAAGATGCTATACCGTTCTGATGGCGAGAACGCGTCAGACTCCGATTGGTAGATTTGGCGGGGTACGTTTAGCACAGCGGCGTATTCGGACCAGTGAGACATTGGAGAATAACAAGGAAGCGGTTGCCCAGGAGTTGATTGCTCTTGGGACCACTTCGATTACTGAGATTATGAATCTTGATGGTTCTATGCGTCCGTTGGATGAGATACCTGATTATGCTTTGAGGGCGATAAAGAAGATTGTTCCGATGCCAGATGGTCGTGTATCGATTGAGCTGCATGACAAGGTAAGTGTTTTGCGTATCTTGGCGAAGGCTGCGGGTTTCTTAGATAATCCTGAGAAAGAGAACGATAAGCCATCGATTGTTGGGATTAATATGCGTGGACCGGCGGCAACGACAGAGTATGCTGAGGTGGTGGATGATGAAAAATGAGCGCGATACCCAGCCTTGATTTAAACTTTGAGAACAGTCCGACTGTTTGGAAGTTTCTGCATGACGATAGCTTTGTTCGGGGATTGATGGGTCCGGTTGGATCTGGGAAGTCTTACGGGTGTGCGGCTGAGATTATGTTACGGGCGGTACGTCAAAGGCCGAGTCCCAGAGATGGGATCAGATATTCTCGGTTTGTGATTGTTAGAAATACTTATCCTGAATTGAGAACAACGACGATTAAGACTTGGCAAGAGTTGTTTCCAGAGGATGTTTGGGGTGGTATGCGCTGGCAACCGCCTATTTCGCACCATATTCGGATTCCGACGAGAGAGGATATTCCGGGCATTGATTGCGAAGTGATCTTCATGGCTCTTTCTTCTCCGCAAGATGTACGGAAGCTATTGTCATTGGAGCTTACGGGTGCTTGGGTCAATGAGGCAAGGGAGCTGCCAAAGGCTGTTATTGATGGCTTGACACACAGGGTCGGGAGATATCCTACAAAAGCAGATGGTTCTCCGACGTGGTACGGTATTTGGATGGACACCAACCCGCCTGACAATGACCATTGGTGGCATGAGCTGGCAGAGAAAAACCCGATTGGTGGTGCATATCCGTGGACGTTCTTCAGACAACCCGGCGGTGTTTTGGCAGTGGATGGGAAAGATGTTCCTGAGAATCCAGAGGCGCAGGGCCATGTGTTTTCTGGGGGCAAGTGGTGGAAAACCAACGAGGATGCGGAGAATAGAAACAATCTGCCGCCCGGATATTATCAACAGCTTCTCGGCGGAAAGAATGCGGATTGGATCAGGTGCTACGCGCAGGGAATGTATACGTTTGTGCAAGAGGGGCGTCCGGTCTGGCCAGAGTATGACGATGAATTGATGAGCGGGGATGTTGAGGTTGATCCGTATTATCCAATGCAGATCGGCGTTGACTTTGGATTAACACCGGCAGCGATCTTTGGGCAGAGAACGCAAGCAGGGGCGTGGCGGATCTGCGATGAGCTTGTGACGTTTGACATGGGCCTTGAGCGGTTTGGTCAAGAAATGATGGCACTGATTGCTCAGAAATATTCTAAGCATGATATTCTGATCTGGGGCGATCCAGCGGGGAATAAACGGGATGAGATTTACGAGGTTACAGCCTTTGACCATCTCAGATCACTTGGTTTCAAAGCACAACCAACAGAAAGCAATGCGTTTCAAGTCAGACGAGAGGCTGGGGCAAGTCCTATGGGGCGGCTAATAAATGGCAAGCCTGGGCTGATGGTGGACAAGAAATGCCTGAGATTGCGCAAATCTCTAAGCGGTGGGTACTTTTTCAAGCGTCAAAGCATGGGCGCTGGGCAAGATCGATTTAAAGATACGCCGGTGAAAAACGATCATTCACACTGCGGGGATGCGTTTGGGTATCTTATGCTGGGTGGTGGTGAACAACGCCGGTTGCGCAGGGGAAGCTATGGTAATTCCTTCGCAGCACAAAGCTATTCTGCGGAAACGGAATTTAACGTGTTCTGATGGGACTGATCCAGTTACCAACCTTTCAAATGCGAACCGATGAGCAAATCGTTCCGCTCACACTCAGCCATGTTTATAATATTAAGCTGGGGCCGCACGAAGAGGAATACGCCAGACATATACCGCACTACAGAGATTATGTTTGGGATTATTCTGTGCTAGGCTGGTCATGGACCGCTATCGGGCGCGGCAAGGTCGTTGCTATCTTCGGAGTAAGGGATATATGGCCCGGTTTGGTCGAAGCTTGGTTTATTCCGGGCGAGG